CAACAGCTTCATTAGATCCCTGCTCTGCTCGCTCAACAGATTTCTGTTGAATCTTAATCATTTCATCCAACTCTTGTAGCAATATCTTCTCGTCAATCATTTTTTTCGCCCCCTTTCATTTCATTTCATTGTTAGCTTATCAAGCATCCATTTCATTGTTTTCTTCCCAATCTTTGTTTTAGAAAAAACGAAACAAATGATCATACTAACTAATACATAAAGTGTAAATACTATTGCTGTTGCCATTTATGCTCCTTTCTCTACAAGTTTTTTTGGATTTCTTTTGTCTCTCAGCACTCTTCAAAAACTCAACCGTTGCTGCTTTGAGCTTATCCGGATCTATTTTTCCATGGATCCGAACAGTTGCATTTCCGATTTTATATGTTGCTTCTGGACCATCTCCCATTCCTATCACCTTCTTTTTCTTTTTTAGAACCAGATAGTTCTGCTCTCCGTCCGAAGTTATGAATGTTATTTTTAAACTTATATGAAGAATTTTTCATAACAAAAAAATACTTTGTCGGGGAGTAGTTTTTTTCTTTTTTATCCTGTCGTTCAGCAATATTACTTCGGACAGAGAACAGAGCTATCTGGCTAATCTGCTTGTTTCTTTTTATCCTATCTCCTATAATTTAATTACAGGGTGCTAGCACACCCGAGTAATCATAGAAAGGAGATATTATGCAACAATTTAAATACTTAAGTGGTTCAAAGTATTGCGATCATTTAAACAAATTTTGTGATTTTAAGCTTACATATCAATTAGTTCAGCAATGTGGTGGAAATCCAGAACAAGCCGTTCTTGTTGGCATTCAATGTTCTGATAACTATTCATGCAACCACCAATGCCCTTTTGAAAAATCCTTTGAACGAGTTATTGATTGGTAGATCGTTCTTTGAATTTCTCTGGCAGATTACTTGCATTTAGACCCATATCTAATCCTGTGATCTGCTGGAGCTTTTTCATAATCACATCGTAGTGAAATTCTCCACTCTTTGCTTTAGAATTTACATATTCTTCGCAACCATCATTCCAGTATTTACAATACTGACACCCATAGAATATCTGTCCTTTTGCAAATACAGAGCTCTGAATGATCCTTGCCATGCAATGGATGTCTTTTTTA